CTGCCCGTCTACCTCCCCGATCTTCGTGGTGTTCGTCGAGACCTGCTGCGCCAGGCCGTTGGCCGTTTCGACAGACTGCCCTACATCAATCCAGAGCGCGGTATTGGGTGGCGAGTTCGCGCCGGAAGGATCAGCCGGAACAGGTCCCTTTGCCTGGTAGATCCGGTCATTGACTACGACCATCTGGCCCTCTGTGTAGGAAACCTTCTTGTCGTAAGCCTTGATGGAGTCCAGTGCGTCGATCTGGTCCTGCAGCCCGTCGATCTTGTTCTTCAGATCCTCGCCGAGCATCGACTCGTCAATTTCGCCGGAGATCATGTCTAGGATCGGGCCGGGGTCGGTTTCAGCAACACCCTGAACAGCAGTGGGCGGTACTGGATAGAACGGACCAATGTTCCCGCTGCGGTCAACCAGGCGCGCCCAGAAAAAGAAAGTCGCGCCAGCAGCCAGTCCGGACATCACGTGCTCCGACTGGGGGTAGGCAAGATCTACGAGCTTCGTGGCTGTTACCAGGTTATTCGCAGTGTTGTGCCAGATCTCCGTGCGCTGAGTGTCCTCGGCTCCGGGCGGTAGCCCCCACTTCAGCCGGATCGCGAAGATCTCGCTGGTGGCAGTGAGGAATGTAACCGCCGGAGGCGTGCCATCCTTCCCTTTCAGGTCGGTGAGCACCGAACTGCGCCAGGTGGAAGTGATGTCGAAGGCGCTTACGGCGCGCACGCGGGCCAGGTACTGACCGGCGTAGATCCCGACCACGTCCACCGACGCGGTGCCGGTGCGCTGCAGGCGGATCCAGTTGCCGCTGTCCTTGCGCCACTCGACGTCGTAGGCCACGGCCCCTTCCACGGCTGGCCAGGCGATGGTCATCGTGCTGACAGCCAGGCCCTGGGCAATCGCGTAGTCGGACGTCAGTGTCACGCTTGCCGGCGGCGGCACGGTCGTCACCGGGATGACGCTGATCGGCCGTTCCTCGAGCTTTGCCCCGGTGTCGATCGCGGCGAACTTGCTCGGGTTGAACTCGAGCGCGGTGATCTCGTACTCGCCGTCGGCGGTGCGCGAGGTCTTCAGCACACGGAACAACTGGATCGCCAGGTCGTCGGCGTCGATCGCCCACTGCAGCTCGGGCTCCGGCTGCACGCTGTAGTCAGTGGTCACCGTCACGGCGCGGCCGGCAACCGACTGCACGGTGCGGCCTTGGGCGCTGCCGTTGGGCAGGTTGATGATCAGTCGGTCGCCGGTCTTGATCTGCGTGTCACGGTCCAGGGTCACGACCTTGCCGGCCGCAGCAGCGATCCGGCCACCGTTGGGCCGCCCCGAAAGCAGCTCGTCCGCCACCGGGATGACGTGGCCAGGCAGCGGAATGCGGCCCTCCATGCCAGTCTTGAACGTGACGGTGCGGTCCTGGTTGTTGCTCAGCAACGCCCACTTGCCGCGGCGCTGGGCCTCGCTGGCCCTGGTGCAGCCGATGGCCGAGATCTCGATGGGTCGATCCTGGTACCGGCGCTGCAGCGCAAGGTCGGTGACCGGGATCACGTCGGTGTCGTAGTTGTTCCCCGGGTTGTCGTAGCTGACAAGGGCACGGCTGTAGTGCGTGCTGCGCTCGGCGCCGCCGTACGTGAACTCGCCGTCGATGACGTTCGCCCGGGTGAACACGTAGTCGAAGTCCTGCGCCCGGGGCATGTCGGCCTGCATGAACAGCGCGCCCTGGGCCCAATAGACCATGCCCCGATAGATGGCCGACAGATCGCGCAGCAGCGTCCAGGCCTCCGCCTTGGCCTGCAGGTTCATGTCGCACAGGAACCGCGGCTCCTGGCCCCCTACCCCATCCGGCACCAGCTGGTCGCAGTACTGGGCGATGCGGTACATCTCCCACTTGTCGACCATCCACGACTTAATGCGCTTGCCCAGGCCGAACCGGTCCTCGACGCACAGGCCATAGGTGACGAAAGCCGGGTTGTTGGTCCAGGCCTGCTTGAAGGTGCCGTCCCAGGTGCCAGTGTAGGTGCGGGCGATCGGGTCGTAGTTGGTCGGCACCGGCCAGCGCCGGGCCTTGCACTTCACGGTCACCGACGGGATGTTCTGGAACTGCTCCGCGTCGAACTCGATGTAGAGCAGCGCAGTGTTGGGGTAGCGCAGCTTCTGGTCGATGATCTCGGTGTAGGCCGCGATGGTCATCGTGTCGGCAATGGCGCCAGTGTTGGCGTTCGGCGTGAGGCGCCGGGCGCGGATCACCCAGCCCGAGGTCGCCGCCGGCAGGTCGACGCGCACGGATCGCTGATAGCCGCCGCTGGTCTTCCCGCTGACGGCGTTGCGGTGCGCCTCAACGAAGGCGCCGCCGTCGGTGGCGATGTCGATCGCATACTCGATGGTGTAGCCGTTGGTGTCGCCGGTGCTGGTGCTCTGGCTCATCAGGCGCGGCCAGGAGAAGCGCAGACGCACCGCCGACAGCTGAATGTTGCTCAGGGCGCGAGTCCACGGCGCGTCCCCGCGCAGTTCGACATTCACCGATGTCTCGCTCTCGATCGCCGGTATGCCTTGGATGTAGTCCTGTTCAACTGTCCCGGGGCGCCACTCCCACTTCACACCAGGCAAGTTCACGTTGCCGCTGGCATCCTCGATTGGCGTGTTGTCCAGGTAGATATCGCGGGCAGTCGGCGTGCCATCGAACTCGCCCTCGCCCACGGCCAGCAGGATCTTGGCAATGTTGGTGGACCGCAGGCTATCGGGGGCTTCGTACGGGGCCTTCGGTTTCTTCTCGCCGCCCTTGGAGCCGCTGACTACGGGTGGAAGTTCTGCGCCCATGCTTTCCTCCGGGCAAGAAAAAACCGCCCGAAGGCGGCCTGGTGACAGTTCAGTTGTTATGCCTTGTCTTCGGCGTAGACGGATGCGGAGATGATCGCCCCACCCCACCGGCGATCACCGATGCAGATCGGTACCGGGTTGCCGCTGGCGGTGGTGTTGTTCGCACTGCCGAAGGCGTAGGACGGTCGATTCTCCGGGGCGGCACTCATCGATAGGCCTTTCGCCTGAGGGCTCAGCATCTGGATGACACCACCCAGGGCCATCGACCCACCCCCCATACCAACCGCCAAGGCCGTGGCGGCAGACCAGCCGAGCGGGTTCCACCAGGCTAGCGCCACAATGGCAACGCCGATGATGGTCTGAAGAAGGCCGGCGCGTTTACTGCCGCCGATCACCGGCACGATTCGGACCTCCCTGGTGCCCCCCCTTCCGAATTCGTCCATGCCAACATTCTTCCGGTTCCGGAACACGGCAAACCGCAGGCCCATGCTATCCAGTCGCCTGATCTCTTCCTCGAAGCCATTCAAAGTTGCTTTGAGCGCCTTGAATACCTCCCAGGTCTCACCGGTTTCGATCTGGCGGCGATGGGTTCTTCCGAACCTCCTGGCCAGCGATCCGGTCAGTTTGATGGTCGTCATCCTTTGATAGTTGATAGCCAGTCCTGACATTGCTTTTCTTCTCCCATAAAAAAAACCACCCGAGGGTGGTTTGATTAGTTGAGCAGCTAGATGCAGGCTTTGACCGCATCGGTCACCCTCTGCAACGGAGACTGCCAAGTTCGATAAAAATGATACTGAACAAACGATCCGCTTCCTTTTGGTGTGACATCAACCACATGTAGCGGGGCCTGGGCGTCGGGGGCCAGGACAGAATATCGCCCCCCTGTGGATTGAAGAATGCCGCCTATGCTTGCGCCGAGAACAGTCGTGCTTTGCCAGCTATCGCGGATACACTCCGCCACCTCTGGAGCTGGCTTCGAGGACTGCAATGACAACAAAGGTGGGTTACTTCGCGTGTCGTTCACACTCGCACATCCCGCCAGAAGCGCCAGCCAAACCAACACAATAAGTGCTCGCATGTCTTTCCCTCCATGAAATGACCGAATGGATTACGTTGCCCTCATCCAGCACCATTGCTCCCTATCAAGCGGGCAGAAAAAACCCAGTGCATTACTGGGTTTTTTCTACAGCCTTGGCCGGAAATCCAGCCGTGACCCAGCCCGATATTGTGGGGAAGTCCTGAGAAAAGGCCCGGGCTTCTGAGTTGAAATGGACACCAAGCTCAGACAACATTGGCCAGTCCTTCATCTGCTCATGAGCGTCTGGATCAAGAAGGGATAGCAGGAAATATGGGGATAGCGGAGCATCCCATGCCCTTCCGAACACGAGAATTTTATCAGAGGTATACGCCTGCGGATCATCAATGCCCTCATCAAGCATTCGGTTCCACCGAGCCGAAACATAATCATTCTCGAGGTGAACTTTGCTCAATTGGCCTACGATTGCAGGCGGGGCAACAAAATCGGTGGTTTTCCCAAAGGTGTCGCCTGGGCCTATTCCACCTTGTTTCCATAAAGAAAACTCATCTGCCCAGGCTTGGGCCTCATCGTAACCAGTGATCAGCGTGAGCCTCCTGCTCACTACCACTGTCGTCATGGACGCTGAACTGCCGCCCGCTCTGCGGCGCGCGCAGAGAAGTATGCGTAGCATTCAGCGGCAACGCGATCCATCGCCTCTGCCGACATCATGGCAGGACGATTACGAGCCTTTTTACGCTCTGCGGCTGTCATGGTGGTGCCACCTACGACGCTGCGATTCATGTCCTTTCCTCTTGGGATGAGTGAAGGCACCATGCGATTACTTGTAGTGCCTTGTGGTTGATTGTATCAAATCCTCGAATTTGATCAATCTCATGAACAAATAAGCGACGGGCGCTGCGAGCCGCCTTGCGGTCCCAGTGCTACGTGACCGTGGCGCAGCACCAGCCGTGCGCGGTCATGCCATGGGCCGCCGTAGATGATCACCTCTGACGGCCTGCCGTATAGGTGGTGTAGCAGGAACGGCCCAGGGCCGTACAGGTCGGCTTGCTCGCCGGGCAGCTTGGGATCACCTCCCAGATAGATTCCCGCGTGGTTCGGGTGCGCCGTCCGGCCCACGGCCATGACGATCATGTCGCCGCGCTCGGGCCGGTCTACCTGGTAGAAGCCGGCAGCCTTGTATGCCTGCTCGTACAGGCTCGGGCCAGCGGACTGCTCCCACCAGCCGTCCTCGCGAGTGTAGGCCGGGAACTCTAGCCCCCACTCGCGCTGGTACCAATCGGCGCAAACCTGCCAGCAGTCCCAGGCGCCATGCACGAACGGGCGCCCCAGCAGCGGGGTTTCGCCAGTGGGAGTGATCGTCCGCAGGTCGCCTTCCGGCCAGGACAGGATGTGCCACGGCAGGCCGGTGGCCTCGCACATAGCCAAGTCACGCGGCGAAGGCCTGCTGGTGGCGTCCGGGTGGGAGTGCACAATCCCGATCACCTGGCCCTGGTCTTCCGCCTCGGCGTACTGCTCCGGCGCGATGCGGAATTCTTCGGTCGGCTCGGTGGCCACGTTGATGCAGGGGAAGTACACCTGCTTGCGGCCCACGGCCAAGATCAGTCCGCAAGACTCGCGTGGGTACTCCGCCGCGGCGTGCTGCTGCACGGCGGCGAGGATGTGTTTCAGCATGATCAGCTCCTGGCGATCAGGGAGACGGCCGGATAGCCACCGAACGGCAGTTGGTTTCCCTGACCGTGGCGCACCACACACCCAGTATCCAGGCAACCGTTGCATTGATCCTTGGCCGGGTCGTCGGTGGGATTGCCGTCGAGATCGAAGTACGGGCCGGTGAATCCGCAGTTCGGCCCCCGGTAGCCATTGGTCATGGCCCAGTGGCACAGCTGGGTCATCTGTCGGCCGATGTTCTCACCGCCTACATCGCCAGGGCTGGCCAGCTCCCACGACACGCTGGTGCCGCTCTCGGCGACCTTCTGGTCGATGTACCAGACCTCGATGCTCTCCTCGGTGGGGTCAGCCTCTGGGTTGCCCTCTGGGAAGTTCTGCGCGTCCAGGTACTGCGCCAGCGTGTGGCGTACGGTGAGTTTGAACTCGAGCAAGTTATCGAAGGCCAGGCACAGGGCGGTGATCCTGCCGTTGACATTGCCCACGCTCAAGGTCGGGCGAACCTCGGTACCATCCGAGTTCGCTTCGATGCCGTCCAACTGCATGGGCCAGGCGTCGTACTCGTTGCCCTGCCACCAGATGGGCTTGGCCGGTAGCTGGTCGGCATCCACTCCAGCCGCTGCCAGTTCGGCGGGTGTGTGCGGGATGGCATGACCGTGGAAGCGCAGCAGGTCGGCACCGAAGTCGGAGCCGTCCAGCTCGAACAGCAAGATCTCGGAGCCGGCCTCCAGCTTCTGGATCTGCGATATCAGGCTCATGGGTGATAGGCCCTCTCAAAGGTTGCGGTGACAGCGAGGATTCCCCCTGGCCGGCGCTGGGTGCCGAACGTCTCGCAGCGATAGAGCCCAAGCTCCCCATCCGGCGGGGTCCACAGGAACGACTTGAAGCCCTTGTGCCGGCGGATGAATGCCAAGATGGGCTGTGTCTCATCGGCCACGCCGCCGAAGGTCAGCGACCAGCTGTCCTCTTCACTGTTCAGGCCGTCACCGACAACCTGGACGTAGCCGTCCGCAAACCGTGATTTCCTGACCTTCAGCGAGTTGTCCGAGGTCGCCTCGTCATCAGGCGACCAGGTGAATGTCTCGATCGCCATTAACGCCTCCTTGGGCTGTTGGCATGACTGACGCCGCCGGGGCGCCAAGAGGCCGCAACCACACGCTCGGCAACACCTTGCATCTGCTGCTGCATCGCCTGCCCGAGCGCATCGGTATCCAGTTGCATGCCCTCGGAGCTGCGGTCCTGCATGGTGAAGTGCATCGGTGCGTTGACCTGTACCACGGTGCCGCCACCCTGATTGCCGCCAACTACCTGCACACCCAGCGAGCCGTCGGCGCCGCGGGCCAGCGGCATGATCGCCTCCGGCCCGGCTTCACCGGCGATACCTAACT